CATGCCAGTAAAACGATCATTCAAATACTATCAGGGTAAGTTCACCCCAATAAATCCAAAGAAATATGGTGGCGATGTTGGCAATATAGTCTTTCGATCTCGGTGGGAGAAGTTAGTCTTCAAGTGGTTAGATAAGCAGCCTCATGTTGTACAATGGGTTAGTGAAGAGGTTGTTATACCTTATATCTGTGAGACTGATAATCGACCTCATAGATACTACATTGATGTAGCCTTTACAACTAGTGATGGGAGTACTTACTTGGTAGAGATTAAGCCTGAGCGTGAGACTAAGAAGCCAGTAAAGAAAGGTAAGAAGAAGACTGTCCAACTAAGAGAAGGAATGACCTACATTAAGAACATGAGTAAGTGGAAGGCTGCTACACAGTTTGCTAAACAGAATGGTGCTAAGTTTGAGATCTGGACAGAGGTGACTTTAAAGAAGTATGGGATCATGAAGTACTAGTATATTCTATTCTCTCCTAGAAGTCTCTATAGTATCTATACCTGCTAGGGGGACCTAATATTAGATCATTTTCGCATATCGACCCGTTCATTTATCATAAATAAGATCACATAAGAGGAGTATCAGTGGACAGCTTAAAAGACCTATCACGAGAGTTAGATGCAACTGGTATTAAACGGAATACGGCTAGATCTGCCCTATGGTTTAAACAGAACATTAAAAAACTAGGTAACCTTAGTAGACAGGATTTGTTGAATGACGACTCTCTTAAACCTGCTACTGATATCTTGCCGGGTATGATTTATTTCTTCGTATATGACGCGAAGCATAAAAAGACACTTCCTTATTTTGACCGCTTCCCATTAATCATTATGGTTGATGGTGCACCAGGAGGATTCACCGGGCTTAATCTACACTACTTACCGCCCATAATCCGATATAAGTTCCTTAAAGATCTTGAATCGACATTAAGTGATACTCGTTACGATGAACGTACAAGGTTCGAAATAACAAAGAAAAAATTACAAGCAGCTAAGAAATTTAGAGCTTTTGAACCTTGTTTTAAACATTACCTTGTCACACAAATAAAATCACGTGTGATAAACGTACCTTCTACATTTTGGGACCTTGTCGTATATCTGCCAACAGAGCAGTTCAGCGGTGCCTCGAAGAGTAAGGTATGGGTAGAATCACTTAGGAAAATGTAATGTCTATAGCAGCTGATATCGATACATTTAAAGCAATGATTAAAGGTCACGGCGGTCTCGCAAGAAGTAATTGGTATGCGGTGTACATGACCCATCCGGTTGGCAAGAGAGGATTGCTCAATGGAGATATCGAAGGAACCCTTGGTAACGCCGCTCGATCATTATTAAGCGGTCAGGGTTCTGGAGTAGGTCTTAGGAGCTTCTTCCAAGATCCTCGCGATATCTACCTTATGTGTGATGCGGTTAATATTCCCGGACGTCAGATCATGACCCAGGAATATATGACTGGATTACGTACACGCAAAAAGCCGTATAGCTTTATTAACTCAGACGTTAATATGTCCTTTCACCTAACCAACGATTACTACATCTATAAATATATTAAATCCTGGATGGATGGTATAGTGGTCGAGAAAGGTGATAATCATTATACCGTTGAATATAAAGAAAAGTATACGACTGATATCATTATCCAACAACTATCGCCAAATGGTAATAGTTTCCTACCTGTATATTCTTGCAAGTTGAGAAACGCATTCCCTATTTCTTTATCAGATGTTGCATTGGATCAGGCGGATAATACTACGTTAAAGTGTGCAGTCACCTTTGCGTACGATGAATTTGAAGAACTTGGACTTACTGAAAATCTAGGCGCTCTCCTCGGGGGAGCTACAAAATTAATTGATAATACACTTGGCTTATAAGGAATAACATAATTATGTTGCCTATCGTTGAAACACCCAAATACACGCTTACTATCCCATCATCTAAGAAGGTTATGGAGTATCGTCCATATTTGGTAAAAGAAGAAAAGATCTTAATGCTGGCACTTGAATCTGAGGCCAATGATAATATGATTCAGGCCTTGAGAGATGTAGTAGAAAGTTGTACATTCGGTAAGATCGACGCCGGCCGATTAACTATGTTTGATATCGAATTTATCTTTAGTTATCTTCGATCGCATAGTGTTGGTGATAAGTCCACTATCGGGATAAAATGTCAATCATGTGAAACCACTAATAAGGTAGATATCGATATTAGTAACGTGGAGATCCGTGGTGGTTCAACCGAAGATCTAATTGAGGTAAGTCCTCAACTGAAGATCAAATTACGTTATCCTGATCTTAATGACGTACAACAGACCAATACCGGATCCGATGTTGAAAAGCTTTATCGACTCCTTGGTAAGTGTATAGAAACAGTTTTCTACGGTGATGAGGTTCTAAACGGTAGAGATCATTCAGAAGAAGAGATACAAAATTTTATTGAGTCTTTACCTAGTTTAGCATTTAATAAGATTAAGATGTTTATCGAAAACGTACCCTATGCCGCGTTAGACGCAGTTTACGAATGTGAGCATTGTGGACATAATAACAAAATGGAGGTCAAGGGGTTACAGGCTTTTTTCGCATAGGACTTTCTCACGATAGTCTGATGAACCATTACAAAACTAACTTTGCTCTTATGCAGCATCACAAGTATAGTTTAACAGAATTAGAAAGAATGGTTCCGTGGGAAAGAGAAGTCTACGTTGCCCTTTTGGTCCAGTGGCTTAAAGAAAGAGACGAAAAGGAAGGTAGAAAAAATGGCTGATATCGAAGAAAAGATCCCGACTATGTCCGAGGACGATCGAGTGTTCTTTCTGGAGAATAGACGGTGGACCAATCGGAGACGAATGGCATGGGTCTGTTTATGGTCCATGGTTGCATTGGCGGGCGGGGTTGTGATCTTCGGTAAACCCATCATCGAACCAGCATTCTATGCGTTTGCATCTCTTGTTGGTGCTTACATGGGATTTAGCACATGGGCGGAAAGAAAATAAATGTCTACTACACTGAGTGAAGTTACCCAAGAACTTAAGATCCATAAGAATACGTTCGATGACACTAATAAAGTTGCTAAAGAGCAAGTTAGTATTGAAGTCGAAATGTCTGATACCCTTAAGGAGATACGAGACTCGGTCTATATGGGTTTTGGTACTATGGAAGCCCAGTTAGAATCTTTGTCCGAGATTCTCTTGGGTAATAGTCTTTCGGATGCAGAAGACAGTCTTGAAAAGCTTGCGGCACAAACCCGTTTACAAGAAACTCTAGATGATATCAGAGATGGGTTATCTTCAAAATCTAATGGTCCAACCGAAGACCCACTCGACCCTGCTGCTGCTTCTGGTAACTTACTTACATTGTTAATAGGTGGTGGTGCTGCACTCTTGGGTGTTATTGCCGGCCAATTTAAAGCTATTGATTGGTCAGCCAAAATAATTGGGTGGTTTACAGCTCCCTTTATATGGCTCGGACAACAGGTTGGAAAGGGTATCGGAAAAATATTTGGGATGGTATTTGATACTGAAAAACTGAAGAACTCTTGGACCGCATTTAAAACTCCTTTTGTGAATTTCGCTAACTCGATTGCCCAGGTTGGGGAAACTATTAGAGATTCGCAATTAGTGAAAACGATGAAAGATCGTTGGGAAGTGTTTAAAACCGGGATTAGTTCAATCTGGACAAAGATAAGGTCATTCCTAGAACCGTTTACAAAAGCCCTTGATGAAATGAAAGATAAGCTTAAAGCATTAACTAAGCTATCTGGCGCAGCATCTATATTTAAGATAGTGGG